GTATTTTTTTAAGATTTTCTACACCATCATGATCAAGCGATGAATCAAATGTTTCATCAAGTATTAGAAGATTAGTTGCCACACTATTCTTCATTTTGGCTATCATTCTCCAAGTGAATAATAAAGCCAAATCTATTCTCTGTTTTTCACCTTCGGAAAAAGAGTCATAACTAAAGGCATCTCTGTGCCTTGAATGAATTGTTTCATTAAAACTTTCATCAATATCAAAGTGAACAAAGAAATCAAGAGTTTGTAAATATTGATTAATAAGTTTATTCATTACAGGTAAATATTGTTTAATAATTTTTGTCTTAATACCTGTATCTTTTAATAATTCAACAATAACATTATTATATTGCATCTGATCGTTCAATTGTAATTTTTCATCAGTTGCATTTTGTTTATCATTTTGTAAATCAGATAATTCTTTATTTGCTTTTGCAAGGTCCTTATTTTCAACTTGCATACCTTCAATCTCTTGTTCCAATTGAGTTATAGACTCTTGCAATCTATTGATTGTCATATTATTACTATGAATATTTTTCTGATGTCCTCTTATTTCCTCAATTTTTTGTAGTAGTTCACCTTGTTCATTTTTTAATTCATCGTATTGTTTATTTGTTTCATCAATACCTTGTTGTAAATCTCGTGCTCTTTTTTTAGATTTTTCCAATTGAATTTGTTTTATATTTTCAGGTATTAATTGTTCACATGATGGACAGTTTTCATTATCCTCATAAAATTTAGCATTTGTAACAACTGATTTCATTTCAATTTTAAATTGAGTTGAATATTCATTTATTTTAGCCAGTTTTTCCTCTACTGATTTACTTTTCTCTAGCGTAAGAGGTTCCGTCTCATCAACGATACGACTGAGAGATTCGTTTTCATTGTGAATATCTCTGATCTCGTTACGTAACTTCTTAATTAATTTGCGTGATGTCTCTAAGGTACTTTCTTTGTGATTCGATCTTGGTCGAAATGATGTCAAGTTTGTGTCCATTTTCTTTAATCCTATCTTTTAAACTAGATATTTTTTCTTTTATTAATGAATTCATTCTGGAAAATATATTAATGTCAAGTAGATCCTCAATAATTTCTCTACGATGACCAGGTTGTAATTGCATAAATGGAACAAAAGATGATGAACCAAGTACAACAATTTGGTGAAATGATTTGTGATTAAGTTTAAGTATGTTTTGTTCTAGTATTTTTTGATATTCTTTAGCATGGGAATCTTGATTGATCATTTGATCATTTTTCCATATCTCGAATTTATTTGGTTTAATACCTCGCATAACCCTATAGGTATTATTCCCTATGCCAAAGGTTACATCAACAAGAGTTCCTTTCTTGTTTACAGAATTTACCATTTGGTCTTTTTTAATTTTTCTGTGAGGAATACCAAATAAGGCAAAGGATAGAGCATCAAGCATAGTAGATTTACCTGCTCCATTTTGTCCTACAACAAGTGTGCTTTTACTTTCTGTGAAATTAATTTCGGTAAAGTTATCACCGGTGCTCAAGAAGTTCTTGAACCTTAGGGTCTTAAACGTTATCATAATCTATTTGTTTTTTATTTGTTTCAATCTGCTCTTTGCTTTTTTCAGCGTAGGAACAATTTCATTATATACTATAGTCTTATTTTCATTATAGCCAACAATTCTATACTTTATAGTTTCATTGTCAAAGTATGCTGGTATAATTTGATAATCACTATCCTTCATCAAAAGATCTCCATTGATTGTGCTTCGATCATTAGATTCTTTACCTGTAGTTTTAACTTATCCTTATCTAGATCAGTATCAACTGCATCAATATATGTACTTAATAAACTATCAGTATCATCAAGTTTTATATTTTCATCCTGTACATTGGAACCCACAAAATCTTGAAAGCTTTCTGCAATTTTAAGTTCATGTATATTTCTATTTTGTATTCTATCAATTAATGTATCAAATACAAATGAATCCTTTTTATTTACAACAATTACTTTTACGAATTTATTATTTAAAAAGTCTAAATCCATATTCATATAATCATAATTATTTGAATCATCATAATAAATTTTTTCAAATAATCTAATAGGATTTTTTACTGGTGTAATTTCTCTTGTATCAGTATCAAATATATGAAAGTATTTTGGATCATCACAATCTGACCAAGAAAATTCCATTTGAGAACCTAAATATGTAATATTACCTCTGGTCGATTTTGTATGGAAGTGTCCTGATAATACAGTTTCAAATCGTGAAAATACATCTGGTGACATTCCGTCCTTACATGGAATACCTTTATGCATTTCAAAGCCCGTAATTTCCAGGTGAGCACCTACTATGTCAGCATCACATGTTTCCAAGAAATTATATATCTGATTTTCATTTTCGGAATTAATCCATGGTAATAACGCCATTTTCATTCCGTCATAATCCATAACTGTTGGGTCCATAACCAAATGAATCTCATTCATATAATGACCAAGTAATTCCTTGAGTGAGTTCAGATCATTTGTATTTTTATAATAGACATCGTGGTTACCAGGAATAAGATCCATAGTAATACCATACTCTCTTAATTTTGATAAGAATACGCGGCGATGATGATGTAATCCTTTAATGGAAATAAAACGACGATTGTCAAAGTAATCACCTAAATGAACAATATGTTTGATATTATTCTCATTCATATAAGGAAAAAATACATCCCTATAAAATTGTTCTTGATGATCTAAAAATATATCAGCGGAGTTACGAACTCCTGCATGAGTATCGTTAAGTATTGCAAATTTCAATTATAAAAACTCCGATAGATCTGAATCAGCATAAACTGTTCTCTTTTTTCTAGGTTTCTTTTGTTGTTCGGCAAAGTCTTTAACTGCCTGGTCTGTATCCTTTACACGATCAATTCTTTCTCTTAAACTATCAACATAAGATTGAATTTGTTTAGTTGTAGCATTATCTCCTTCCTCAATAAATTCCTGAATATCAATTTGAGATAACCATTTAAGTTTGATGTCTTGTTGTTTCTTTTCTTTTGCTATCCTTCTTAAAAAAGCATACCAAGTAATCTGTGTAAAATATGCAAAAGCATTTGCATTCCCTGTTCTTGTGGCAGTATCAATGTTATAGTTTTCTATTGCTCGCAAACAGTTCTCGACACCATCCATTACCATTTCTTCTCTATATGTGTATCTCACAAAATTTGATTTATGAGACAAACCTTCTGAAATTTTTAAAAATGATTCTGCTATGTAGTCTGGAACAATAGGAACTTTTTCTTTTTTCTTTTTAGCAACTTTTACAGCCTGTACATACTCCATAACAGCCGCGGAAAAATCTTTATTGTTTACATAATGTATGTTAGGTTTTCTAGCCATAATATAATTCCTTTTATATGTTGTACATTATATCACGATCTTGATTAAAAGTAAATGTAAATATTTTTTACAAGACCTATTTACTTTAACACAGTTTTATGATATAATGTATTGTACCCCGGTGGGAGGTTGGATATAAGATTTAATGTACTGTATCTTTTTCATTTTTATTAAAAAGTCTTACAACATTATCATCTTTTCTTTCATTTTCAACTTCAACTTTTTTCTTTTTTGCATTTAAAGATCTTTCTACATTTTTTAATTTTTCTTGTGCTTTTAAAAGATCATCTTTAAATTTTTCTCTTGCTTCCATTTTTTGAGTATAAGCATCATTCATTTGTTTTATACCTACAACATATTGATCCATTAACATAGGAGAAGGAATTGATTCTGCCATTATATATCCACTTCTTAATGATATTACATTCTCACATGATTCACCATATACCATCCATGGATTTAAAGCATAATATCTATAAGGTTCAGCAGTTGGATCAATATCGTATACTTTTAATTTAAGTTCCATAACAGCTTTAATCCACATATCATATCCAACACCTTCTGGATCAATTTCATCTTCATAAAAATGTTCGACTACTTCACAAATGATTTCCTCACCATTTATAAGTTTGAATTGTCGTATATCTTTAGTCATTTAACCTCTATTGGGTAAAGTTTATATTCAAATTGTTCTTTATCGTATATTTTGGTTCTTTCAGCACAGTGTTTGAGAGTAAAATTTGTCCTATTTTTCCAATGTAAATCGTCGCCAATATCATAAAGTTTAGTGTCCTTTCCGTTATCACTTTTTCTTAATCCTCTACCAATACTTTGTAACACTCTAATCTGTGATTTGCTAGGTGAAGCAAATATAATATTATGAAGGTTTTTAATATTTATACCTGTAGAAAATGTACCTAGAGATGCAATAATAATAGATTTCTTTTGTTTTTCAACAATACCTCTAATAGCCTCGCGATCTGTGGTATCTGTTTCACCTGATACATAAAAAACTTTACATTCAGCCTTATTATCTATCATATCATATAACACCTTTCCATGTTTTTCAACATATTGAAATAGAACAAGGGTATTACCTTCCTGTGTTGTAGCCAGATTTGTGATAAATTTATTACGCCATTCATTTGATACAAGAAAGTCTAATTCTTCTTGATATGTTCTTTCTCCAAATTCTTTTCTTACTTCCTCGCTGTATTTTAACATTAACACAAATATTTTTAATTTTGCTAAAGTATCATTTTCCTGTAGGTCCTTTGTTGTAATGACCTTTTTAACAGGACCAAATAATCCTGTAAGTACTAATCTATTTACTTGAGTTCCATCAAGTGTACCTGTTGTTCCATATCTGTATTCTGCCTCAGTACATTTATTCATGATTGAGGATAATGATTTTGCTTTAAAACCGTGACACTCATCACCAAATACACAACCAAATTGTTCAAACCAATCTTTACCTAATTTATAAATTGATTGCCAGGTTGAAATAATTACTCTTTTATCTGTATGTTTATCCTTACCTGAATATATGATATGACATTCATTATCAGAATTAAATCCATAAGATTTAAAATCATTAAACATCTGTTCAACAAGTGATGTTGTAGGTACAACCACAAGAACATTTTGATCGTGATTATCTAGGTACCATCGTAATAATGTATAAATGATAAGTGATTTACCGGAACCAGTAGGAGATTGTAATACAGCCCTTTTGTTTATTGTACCATAAGCAACAGCATCATACTGATAGTCTCTTATTTCCCATGGTAGTCCAAGATTACTAATATATTTCATTAACTCCATATGATTAATTGGATTTTTTACATTAGGTAATCCATATTCATCACTTTCTTTCATGGTCATTGTATAACCACGATTCATACAGAAATCTTTTAGTTTGAGATATAACCCAGAATTGAGTTCATTTGTAAGTCTATTGAATAAACGAATTTTACCGTCCCATACCTTTCTTTTGTATGGTAACATAAATTTGTATCCAGGAACATAGAATGAAAAATGTTCTGAAAGCTCTGCACTTATTCCAGGCTCACAGTCAATATATAACATACTATGATTTTTTAATGTGATTTGTAGATTATCCGCCACTCTCGAAACGTTTCCAATCAATGATATTCTTAATTGTCTGATGTCTCCAATTAAGATTACCAATTATTTCCTGTAATGTTTCAACTACAGTTTTAAAATATGCAATTCTTTCCTCAGATTTTTGTATTTCAGGGTCTGAATTATAATAGTAATCCATTTCTCCTTTTAATACCTTTAATCCATTAAATGGGTCCGGTTCCCAATTTTTTTCTTCAATTTCTTCTCTGGATAATTTTCCGTTATAATATAACCATTTATCCTTTAACAAAGTTTTTTGTTCAGACTCTACTCGTTTCAGATTTAATTTTGCATCTGAAAGTAAAGAAAGATACTTTGCATGTAAAGTGGGAGTGTTACGGGAAGTCTTATCAAGACTCATCTGATCTATTTGGGCATCTTCAGCCCATGTTTCAAGTAATTCTTTTAGGTTCATAATGTAGCATTATATCACAATTCGTGATAAAAGTAAATTAAATTAT